CCGCAGCCTGAACGAGACGATCATCTCCAACGTGGGCCGCGACAAGGACCGCGGCGTGCGCTTCGCGCGCGTGCCGACGGGCTTTGAGACCTGCACCTTCTGCATCATGCTCGCGAGCCGCGGCGCGGTCTACCACACGCGCAAGTCGGCCGGCGAGTTCAGACACTTCCACCGGCACTGCGACTGCAAGGTCGTCCCCGGATTCGAGGACTATCCGGACGCGGAGCTCGTGGAAGGCGTGAGGCCGGAGGAGCTGCGTGACCTTTGGGTCCGGTTCAAGGAGGTCGAGTCCTGGGGGCTTCCTAAGGTGCAGGAGAACGCCCTCAAGGCGGCATGCATTGATGCGGCAGGGGGCGAGGCGTATCGGGTCGCGATCGGCGGCGAGACGCTGGCCGACTATCTGGACGCCGGAATCAAGGATGCACTCAAAAGGTTCAGGAGAGAAAAGACGACGCTTTCGTACGACGCCAACGTCGGTGGGTTCCTCTCCTGCCTTGGCGATGTCTACGACATCCAGCTTGGCGGAGAGCGTTTCATCAACAGTCACGGCAGATGCAACGGTGCAGACCCGAATGGCGAGGAACTGTGGATCGCGGTGAAGGCTCGCATGTCTGGAACTTTCCTCTATGCCAGCCACGAGCATCCGAGCGTTGACTTCGAGTCGGAAGACGGACTCGTGGAGTTTAAGACTCCCCGCTCCATTGGCAAGATTAACAGCCTGCTGTTGAATGCGTCCAAGAAGTTCGTTGCTTACCCAGGCAGGGAAAAGGCCGCGGTAGTCAGCCTGCTCAGATTGCCGGAGGCGGAGGAGAGTGCGCTCGATTCGGCCGGCAACTTTACCGGAGACGGCACGCTCGACGAGGTCATGGTGCTTGGACAAGACGGAACACGTCTCAAATAAAAAATGGACGGCGATACTCTGCCCAGGTTCCTAACCCGGGGGGTGTTCGCCGTCCAAGACAAATATACCACACCGGGGCGTGGCGGAATGGCAGACGCGCGTGCCTCAGGAGCACGCGGGCTTCGCCCGTGCGGGTTCGAGTCCCGCCGCCCCGACCAAAACGTTGAACCAGGCCATCCGCACGGGTGGCCTTTTTCATGTCGAAAAGCGCCCCGCACGGGGCAAGACGATGCCCCGCACGGGGCGGAAATGGAGGGAGCATGGCCCAGGAGACCACGCCAGCCGAGACCGAGCCGACCGAACCTGCACAGGGCGGAGACGCCGGTCAGGAGCCCGACTACAAGGCGCTCTACGAGAACGCGCTGAAGGAGTCGCGCAAGTGGGAGGCCCGCTCGAAGGCGAACCTCAAGGAGCTCGACGAGCTCAAGGCCGCGGCACCCAAGGCGGACCCGACCGTGGAGGAGCGCCTGAGCGCGCTCGAGAGCGAGAACGCCGCCCTCAAGGCGAGCGCCGCCCGCTCCGCGCTCGTCGACTCCGTGGCCAAGGCCACCGGACTCGACCGCTCCATCGTGGCGACGCTCAACGGCGAGGACGAGGACGCCCTTACCGAGCAGGCCAAGGCCGTGGCGGCCATCACGAAACCGGCCGGCGGCGCGCCGATGGCGCCAGAGGCCGGCGGCAAGCCAAAGCCGGGCAAGCCCTCCAAGAAGGACATCCTCGGAATCGAGGACAAGAAGGAACGCATGGCGGCCATCGCCGCCAACATCGACCTCTTCAAGTAAGGGGAGAAAGGGGCCCCAATGCCCGATATCAAGACCCTCGCAGCCGCGCGAAACGTCGACCTCGTGAACACCTTCACCAAGTCGCTGGAGAAGCTCACGGCTATGCTGTCCACCTGCGCGCCCATCCAGGCGGCCGTGGGCGAGACCCTGCACCAGAAGAAGATCACCGGCAAGCTCTCCGAGGACTCCTATACCCCCGGCCAGGATATCCCGCTGTCAAGCTACGCCTACGAGGACGTCAAGACCTACGAGGTGACGCTCAAGCCCTACCGCAAGCAGACCACGCTGCAGGAGGTCAAGAAGCGCGGATACGACGGCGCCGTCGACAAGACCGATGCCGCGATGATCTCCGACATGCAGCGCGACATCAAGAAGGACTTCGTCGCCGCGCTCGGAGCCGAGGGCACCACCGCCGCGACCGGAAAGAGCCTCGTGGCCACCGCCGCCAACGCCTGGGCCGCCCTGTCCAACCTCACCGAGGAGTACGGCTTCGGCAGCGGCGAGACCGTCTACTTCGTCAACCCGGTCGACTTCGCCAAGCAGATCGGCGAGTCCGAGGTCTTCAGCGCCTTCGGCATCTCCTACATCGAGAACTGGGCGGGCCTGGGCACGCTCGTGTCCACCGGCTCCGTCACCGCAGGCACGATCTACGCCACCGTCAAGGACAACATCAAGGTCTACGTCGCCCCGACCGACGGGGACGACCTGTTCGGCTTCTACTCCGACGAGAGCGGCTACATCGCCGTGTCCCACTCGCCCGAGCTCAAGAGCCTGACCTACGACACCGTGGCCTACGTCGGCCTCGTGTTCTTCGCCGAGTACATCGACTTCGTGGTCAAGGGCACCATAGCCCCGACCGCCTAGGCAACTCTAAGGAGCATCCATGATCGCTTTGGTCACCTACCCGTACCGTGACCGCGAGACCCTCGCGGTGCATCTCGCCGGAGAGGAGGTCGAGCTGACCGACGAGCGCTTCGCGGAGCTGTCCGCCGGCGGCCACGTCGACCTCCCGCCCGCCGAGACGGAGGCCGCCGCGGAGCCCGTCGAGGACGATGACGCTGAGGACGAGGATGTCGTGGACGACGAGCCAGAGCAGCCCGTGCGCGAGAAGTCTTCACCCGAGATGACCGTGCAGCAGCTGCGCGATGCCATCGAGGCCGCCGGCGGCTTCGCCCCGCGCAAGGCGACCAAGGCGGAGCTCGCCGCCATCCTGGAGACGCTCTAGTGGACGCCTTCGCCACCGTCGCCGACTACATCGCGCGATTCGGCCCCGTCGATGACGGGGACGAGGGCAGGGTCGCCGCCCTGCTCGAGGACGCCTCGGCGTACCTGCGCGGCGCGTACCGGCGACATACGGGCACCCGGTACCTCGCCGGCGCCAACCAGACGTTCGACGAGAACGTGAAGCCCGTCTGCGTGGCAATGGTCGCCCGCGCGGTCAACGCGCCCGGCGCCATGGCGGGGATCACACAGCAGTCGCAGACGGCCGGCGTGTATTCCTCGAGCGTCACGTTCGCGAACCCCACGGGCGACCTCTACCTGGGGCGCTCGGACCTCAAGCGGCTCGGCCTCGCCGGCTGCCGCGTTCGCAGCATCCAGGCCATGACCGCCGAGGACCGGGAGGGCGATGCGGATGTTTAAGACCGTCACCGTCCAGGTGATCGCCCCGCAGGAGCCCGCCGCCGACGCGCACGGCAACGCGGTGTGCGAGCTCGGTGCGGCAGAGGACGTCGCCGGCGTGCTCCCCCAGCCGGGCGGCACGGCCGACCTCTCCGCATCGCGCCCCGAGGGGGCCGTCGTCTCCATGACGTTCCATTGGCCGCGCGGCGACCGCCGCTCGCTACGCCGATGCCTCATCAGGTACGGCGGGCGCGCGTACCGCGTGATCGGCGACCCTCAGCCCTACCCGGCGGGCAACTGCCCCGGGCAGTTCGACCGCGCCGTCGAGTGCGAGGCCGTCGATGGGTAGGCGCGTGCGGATCAGGCACGTGGACAGCGGCGTGCGTGCCGTGCTCAAGTCGGACGGCGTCAAGGCGATGCTCGAGTCCCAGGCCGCCGCGGCGGCGGCAAGGTGCAATGCCCTGTGCGACCCGGCGCTCAAGCGCGCCGGCGCCCGCTACGAGTCCAGGGGCGTGCAGCGCGGCTATACCGCCGGCGGCCTGGTCTACGAGGCGGGGAAGAGGGACGGCAGGCTCGCCGGCCTCGACAACCTGCGCAACAACACGCTCAAGAAGGGATGCGGTCTCTAGTGTTCGACATCCTCGCGGTCCTCCCGCAAAAGCTCGGCGCCGCGCTCGGCGTCCCGTGTTCCACGACCGTGCCGCGCGAGCGCCCCGACAGCTTCGTCACGGTCGAGCGCACCGGCGGTCCGTCCGGACCCGGCCGCGACAACCCGTACCTGGCGGTCCAGACATGGGCCCGCACGGAGACCGAGGCCTACACGCTCGCGCTCATGGCCCGCGAGTGGCTCACCTGGTGCTGGGAGTCCATACCCGAGGTCTGCAGCGTGTCCGTGGAGGGCACGCTGCGCTTTCCCGACCCCGACAACCGCTTCGAGCGGTACCAGATCAACGTTTACATGGTGACGCGCCCGTAGCGCGCCACAGGAAGGAGGGTCACATGTCCGAGACCCCCATGTTCGACAAGGACTCCGTCGGAGTAGCCAAGGGACGCCCCGGCGGCTACGCCGCCGTGTTCCCGGTGGGCACCGACATCAGCGACTTGGCCGACCCGTCCAAGACGCTCAAGGAGCTCATCAGTCAGTACAACGGCGCCTCTCTCGGCTACATCTCGGAGGACGGCGTGACGTTCACGACCGACACCGACTCCGAGGGGCACAACGACTGGGGCGGCTCCGAGGTCGCGCGCGACCTCACGAGCTACGCCGACTCCGCACAGATGACCTTCATCCAGTCGTCCGTCGCCGTGCTCAAGACCATCTACGGAGACGACAACGTGACGGAGAGCGGCGCGACCGTCACCCTCCGCCACAACC